AAACTGTAAACTTTTACGTGTCATTAACTGCCCTTTCTCATTACGTGGTGCTATTCCTTTTCTTACTATCCACTTATCAAGTTTCTTTGGCGGTGGCATCTTACTCTTATACGTGTAAGGTGTTTTATATTTCTTTCTTTTACCACTAACCCCTTTATCTTGAAACAATCCGTAATCTTCCATTGAGAAGTCTACCGTCATGCTATTCTTTGAAACTTTTACAGTTCCCTTAATGCTATTGTACAACTTTTTAGACGAACTCTTTTTTAGCCTCGTTAAATTAGACTTTGATTCCTTAACTACGTAGTTTCTGAAATCAGTTAAAAATCGTTTCGCATTATCGTTGTCTAACATACACTCATGTCATTATAAATAGTAACGTCAAACGTAAGCACCCAACCACTCAAATAATTCTCAAAGCGTTCTGTAAACGGTTCACATGAAGCATTAGATATTTCAATGTCGTAATTAGCCATTCCAATTTTTCTGTACAATCTATTCAATACAGCCAACTGCGTATTAAGTACATCTAACTCGTTATCATTACCGTTAAATATATCAGTTGTTTCGTCTTTTGAAATGTCAACTATATCCATTGCAATAACCGACAAATTAAATGTCATTGTATTCATTGTTGGTGTAGCTGAATTAGTAATGATGTGCGCTAAAGGGAAAAGCGTTTGTTTGTTTAAGTCAACATCATCTATTGCACCTTGTGTTACCGTAGTAACCATAGGAATTGCATCAAGTTCCGTCTTTATAATGTTTAATATATCGTAATACTCCGTCATTTCATTTGTTTTTTAATTTGTCTATTCTCAAATTCTGTTTTATCTTTTTCAAATGTTAAATAAGTTAAACATTTAAGTAGCGTTTCTTTGGTGACATCTCCAAATCTAAGTACATCTCCCTTAGCGAGGATATAGATGTGTTGATACCAACCCCATTTTCTACCGAACTGTCCTGCTTCACTAAATTCGTCACCTCCTTCTGCGCTTCCTCCAAATAAACTATCAAAGCTCTCAAAGATTCTTTTTCTAAAGTCCAAAAAAAAACCTGCGCTCCTAATGCAATTGATACAGGTGCTAACTTCATAACCTCAGAATAGTTTGCTGATGTAACGTAATTTTCAATCTCGTACATATTAGAAACACTTTTAGTGATTGGCCTATACATTACAGCCATTGCTTTGTGAAAGTTGCTTAAATCGCTTATATTAGTATCAATGTCTATAAACTCACCTAAACTGATATCTTCTAAACTTGGTATAAATCCAAATGTCTTATCACCTAACTTGAAAGTGTTTTTAAATTCGTGTTTTTGTTCAAACAACTTACCCATTTTTTCAACGATGTATTCAATCTCTTTTACAGGAATTGCTAATACTTGAGAAAGTGGAATTTGACAAAAGATAGATACCAATTTTTGACTGATAAATAATTCATCTGTATTGTTTTCTTGTGACTTAATAAACTCTTGATACTGTCCAAGAGTAATCTCATCCATAGAACTTGGTATTGTTAATTCAATCTTCATATATATATAACTTAATTATTTGATTTTTGTATAACGTAATCGTAAGCCCATGACAACATTTTAAAGTGTTTGTTCATCATCATTGGATTGTCAAAGACTAATGTAATACGTATTCCTTTTTTTTGATAGATATAATCTTCTATTACTCTTTTGAAATGTGCTATATCAATGTACTGCGTATTTTCCATTTATAGTATGTTATAACGACCTTTATTTGGTGAGCCTATGCTTTCCATTTCGTGGTAACGTAGCGCATCAATAGCGTGATTAAAATTATCAATTGGTTTGTTTAATGTTTCACCTGTACGTTTGTCTTTATCCCATGCGTACTTTCTTAATTCAGAAATTAAATTAATTGAACTGCTGGTAACTAAATAGTTTTGGTCTTGCATTACTTGAATACCAAATTTAATACTATCACTTCCTTTTGTAACTCCTCTTGCACGTACACCATAAGAAGTTAATTCAGCTATTGACTTTGGTTCTGCACTATCACACCATGCTGCTTCTTTACTTGTAATATATTTTGCTATTTGCGAATTGCTTAACCCTTTTAAATAACATATTTCATTTACTATTCTTTGTTCATTCCATTTGTATATTTCAACTATTGCTGTAGGGTCATTTGTATAACCAAAATCGACACCGTATCCAAGTAACCTTGCTTCTTGTGGTATTTTATCTATTGTTTGCCAATTATTGAATATAACTCCTTCTAAAGTTCCTATTTGGCCAAGTCCGTAAACCCTCCACCAATTATCCCAATAGCTTGATGTCTTTGCTTTTTCTTTTGCACGTTCAATTTCTTTTACAATTGAATTATCTAATGCTTCGTTATCTTTATAAGTTAATATTATAAAATCCGAGTTTTCATCATTCATTAATTCAGTATGTACCCAAAATTCATTTGTTGGGTTATAATCTAAATAAATAAACTTTTTTGTACGTATGCTTAACTGCTGATAACTTTCAAAAGTAACATTATTACACTCGTTAATAAACAATATATCACGTCTTGCACCTCTTAATTTATCTGGTTGGTCTGCACTAAAAAATTCAATATAACTTCCGTTGCTAAATTTGTAAGTTAAATTAGATTGATTAAAGTTATTCTGATTATAATTATCAGTCCACTTCATTATTTTTAAGAAATCTTTTAATGCACCACGTTTTAAATGTGGTATTGACTCAGAAACAACTGATATTTCACTGTTAGGGGTTTGTATAGCGTATTGTATTAAAAAAGGTAAGATAGTAAATGTTTTAGAACTTGATGTTCCACCCTGTACTATCCTAATCCGTTTTTTTAATTTAGCAATTTTACTCTGCGCTGTCGTTATCTGTAACATCTAAATCAATTTGTTTAAAGATAGGTTTTTCTACTTCTTCTGTTACTTGATGATTCATTGAAAGTTTACGCAATTCTTCTGGTGTTGCAATTAGTTTCATTAAAGCCATTTGTAAAGCAGGGGCATTAGATTTATACCACTTTGAACGCATTGATACCTTTAATTCTGTTCTATTTGTTTCTAATAACCCTTTTAGCTCGTTCAATTGGTTAGAATCAGGAGGAAAAAACTCATAAAATGTAGGTTTTGCACATGGTAAAAAAGCAACTATATCTTCAATAAAAAATAGTTTATGTTTTACAACAACTTCTTTAGCTTGTTCAAATATTTTTTTTCTATCGTATGCCATTAAATTATATTTTTAAATTCAAAATGAAATGTCTTAACTCCACAATCTCTAAAACCTTTGTTTGTTGCAAAACCTCTACTTGCTGAACCTCCTGTTTTCATTTTACCCATTAATCTTTTTTCACCAAGAAAAATCCATTGTTTCTGTTTTTTCATTGCTTTGAAAATTGGCATTGCTGAAAATTTAGCCATTATTTTACATTCAATTTTATTATATAAATGTTTTGAAGTTTCGTTTATTAATTTTATGCCTAAACCTAAACCATTATAGTCTGGATGAATTACTGTTCTGTTTGAATGATAAATTATTTTAGTTCCTTTTTTGTGCGGTGTATAATTAGCGAAACATTGAAAGCCTATTTGGTTGTCACCATGAAACAATCCGTAAAGGTATATCTTACCACCTGGCAGTCGTTCACTTAAATAATGATATTTGCTAAAGTACTTCCATGTTTCTCTACCGACTTCTTTAATTGTAAATTCGAGTTTTTCTCGTTCTTTAAAAAAAAAATCCTCCGATTTAGGAAGTTCAAAAATTTGTTTGTTGCAATCTATCAACCAATCAGGACTTAACCATTCCAAAATATCATAATGACATGATAATAAAATAATTTTTTTATTGTTTCTTTTTGCGTATTTACTCAAACTAATTGACATAGCTTTCGCAACTGTTCTATCTACAACAGATGTCCACTCATCTATAAAAATAATTTCTTTATTTGAAGACATCAATAATAATGCTTCTGCTCTTGCTTTCTGACCGTTTGATAAAGTTTTAACGGGTCTTAACCAACATGGAACACTATTTAATCCAATTCCATTTAACATCGAAGCACATTCTTCATAAGATAAATCGCTTGGTAATTGGTCAATAATAGATTTCTCATCATCTATGATTATTTCAAAAACATCTTTACCAAATAATTCAGTAACGGTTGTAGTTTTTCCTGAACCACTTGCGCCATAAATTAATCCAATATTCCAATCATTAGGAATATTTATATTATCAATTTTTAAATTGTGAGTTGATTTTTTTTTAACATCAATATCCAAACTGTTAGCTGCTACTTGACATCTAAAACTATTAAAAACTTCACTTTGTAGTTTAATATCTATTTTATTTGGAAAATTCATCATTGTACTATTTTACAGATAAAACCTAATTCAATTAATTCTTCATATTTTGCTTGGCATTCAACTTCATTTTCAAATTCTACATTTAAAAACCATTTTTGTGTTTCATCATAACCGCTTGGCACTATTTCTTCATATTCTTTAAATACAGGTATATCTAATCCCCATTCATCTAATAATTCTGATTCCCATTCATTAGCTAACATATCCCAGTCCCATTCACCAAAGCCTACATTATCCTTTACTATAAATTCATCTTTTTGTAGTTCGGTTAAGTTTTCAGCCTTTACGATATATACTTCTTTTAACCCTGCTTCCTTACATGCTTTCAATCGCATATTACCACCAAGTACAATATTGTTTTCATCTACTACGATTGGTCTTAATTCAAGCATTTGTGGAAAGTCATTAATTGACTTAACAAGTTTTTTGAATTTATCGTCTTTTATTAAACGTGGATTCTTTGGGTTCGTCTTTACCTCGTTTATTTTTACCTTTAATACATTCATGATTAATCAATATTATAATTTTCGTAAACTCTCTTTAATTTACTTACCATTTCAATCCAACAACTATCACAACTTGTAGGCTCTG